CGCCCTACCATTACCGCAATCCGGTGAGCGGGCGGGAGTAGGATGGTGCCCCTGGCCTGCACCGTGACGCGTTCTACGCGACTGATTACCTTTAGAAAATCCATTCGAGCCTCAGCCAGTCCACCTTCGCGTCCACCGTACAAATCCGCTTTTGCGGCATAACCGTTGTCTGGTACATATGATCCGCCATGAGCATGCCGCTCATGGCGATTGCCGTCCGGGCGGCTCCAATAGGAGCAGTTCGGATGGAAAGGCTACTGAGCAAGAAGGCGGTTCGGGAGATTGTTGGCGTATCGTTCGCCGAGATCGCCAGGAGAGAGCAGCAAGGCAGGTTCCCCAAACGCATCCGCGACGGTGGGCGTGTCTTCTGGGCTTCCAGCGAGATCGAACAGTACGTGCAGTCGAAGATCGCCGCGAGGGACGCCGCCGGCTCCAAACGGGGCTAGGCAGGAGAGGCAGGGTCTAACCGCCCTGCCTCTTTTCCACGGAGCACTGCATGACCGTCGACGAGAAACTGCGAACCGCCACCCATGACGAGCTCTTGGCCGACGTAAAAAGGAAGCTCCGCCAGCTCCATGAGCTCGGCCACCGCTACGAGCTGGTGCTCGCTCGCGCCGAATTCACTATCAGCCGTTAGTCGCACCACACAGCCACGGCATACTGCTACATATCCTGTATATGCAGACTATCGCCGCACACTCCCGCCAGAAACGGCGGGTATCCTACATTTCCGCACCACATGTCCGTCGGGCTCACGCCACGACCTCCCGCCTTCATTCCTCTCTCCCATTTCCCGCTCTCCCTCACGGTCGCGCGCTCAAGGACGGAATCGGACAGACTGACACAGCCTGTCCTTGAACGCGGGAGGTCGTGGCGCTTTGCGCACAACGACGGACAGTGGGCGGTACGATACTGTCCTTTACCGATGACCGTACCGTACAGCCGCCACAACAACGGAAGCTCGGCGGTATAATGGAGTTGGACGTTCCCGTTTCGCGGCTGGCGGACGCAACCCTTGCCGCAGTCGAGGCACTACGTCCCCCAGCCCATGATCCTGATCGGCACCGACCCCAGCAGACTTTTCCCGTACATACCGAGGAGCGACTACCTCCTCATCGCCGGGAGCGACTACATTTCACACGTGCGCCATCGCGCAAAGAAGTTCGACCCGACCAAGCACTGTTTCAATCCGCTGTCCGGGATGACCTACCACAAGGCCCGCCAGATGCGGGACCTGTTCTCTGCCACCTTTCCAGAGAGCGAGAGCACCCTCACCAAGAGCGGAGGGCTGCGGCATATCCTCAAGACCTTGGTGCGGGACAAGCCGGCCACGCTGGACGACCTGGCACCCGCTCCATCGAAGACCGATACCGGGCTCCAGTGGGCGCATGAGAAGGTGGAGGAGCTGTTGCTCTCGCCCATCCTGTCGCGTGTCCTTGAGAGCAACCTCTATGTCTTTAAGGGGACCATCCACGCTGTCCTTGACCGAGAGTCGCTCGGCGACTTCGATTGCCGGCTCTTAGGCAGGCTGCTCATCATGCATTATCCCGGAACGGTAGTGGTGCCAGATTTCGGCTTCTACGCCCTTCCTGCCCACGTGTCCTTGATACGGGAGAGGAGGCTCATCGCGAGCATCCGAGAACTCGCCGAGGTGCCTGAATTGAGCACCGATGTCCTATTCAGCGAGGAGGTGCTCCCGGCCCGGTGCACGGCTGACGATGCCGAGACGCTCGCCACGTATCGATCGGGCCACCGCAAGGGGACGGAGGGCTATTCTATGTACGTCGAGAACGCCATCGCTTGACTCTTGCGTCGGGGCGGAAAACTCTGCCGCATGTTCCCTCTGTTCTCCCACTGGACGACGGAAGAATCCGATGACCCGGACGACGACCCGTATATCGTGCGCCTGTACAAACGGGTGTATCGCGATCTTCTCACCGCACGGGGCATCAAGAAGCTCCCGACCTTCCGGGTAGAACGAGACCCCGGCCGCTTCCTTGGTCCCGCGCTCGCAAATTTCAACAAATGGCTGGAGACGGAATTCCCGTCACAACATCCGCTCGATAAGGCGCTGAACGACACGTGGAGCGACGCCAAGGCATCAGCCTTCACGGATGAGGAGTGGCGGCCGTACAAGCAGCACGAATTCACGCTCGCTCTCTGGGCGCACCTCCACGAACATCGAGAGCAGATTCAAAGCTCGCTGGACTTAGCGGTATTCTCGCTCACCACACAGTTCTATCCCGCGCAGTTGGCTGCTGCGGATGGGCCTTCGCCTTGGCGTGTGCCACTCTATCAACTCCTTCCTGACCCAGCCAAGGCCGTTGAGCACGTGCACGACACCTTTGGCCGCGGTACGTTCAGCTATGATCAGAAGCGGCTTTTTGTCAGTTCGTTTGTGGCCCTGCACGATCTCGCTAGATCGGTCACAATGGCCCACCATCGGCTCTGCGCCCGTCGGAAGTCAGACCCCGAGAGGACCTATCCTGGAGATTTCGACCTCCCTGCGAGAGACCTGATCCGCGAATACTTTTCCGGTACCCCTTTACTCGATTTCTTCATGACCGAGGTCCCTGTTCCGTGGGAGAACAAGGACCGTTTCCGGCATACGCACATCATCGGCGGGACCGGTGCCGGCAAGACCACGCTCCTCAAGCATCTCATCACGCACGACATCTGGTTCGGGCGCGACAGGCCTTCGATGGTGATCGTCGACCCCCACTCCGTCCTGGCCTCCTGGCTCACGCAGATGAAGCTGCCGAACGACCGGCGCCTCATCCTCATCGACCCCAGGGATATCGAGCACACGCCGGCCATCAACCCCTTCGCCATTCAAGGCGTCAGCGAGTTCGACCGGGAACGTGCGACCAACGACGCCCTGGAGACGCTTGAGTACGTCATGGGCGCGCTGGACCTTGAGATGACCGGGAAGCAGGCGACCCTGTTCACCTACGCCGTGCGATTCCTGCTAACCTTCCCCCAGACGATGGGGCGCAACGCCACACTGCGCGACTTGCGCGACCTCCTGAAGAACGCGGAGCCATACCGCGCCGCAATAGAGAAGCTGCCTGACACGCAGCGGAACTTCCTCACTCAGGAGCTGCTGGAAGTGAAGACGAGTCGCTTCGGCGACACGCGCGGGGAGATCGCCCGGCGCATCGACGGCATCCTCGCGAATCCCACGCTGGAGCGGCTCTTGTGCGCTCCCGAGACGAAGGTCGACTTCTTCGCGGAATTGAACCGTGGCTCGACCATCGTCATCGACACGGCCGAGGACTTCCTAGGAGAGAGCTCAAAGCTCTTCGGTCGCATGTGCATCGCGCTTGTCATGCAGGCGCTCAAGCGCCGCTTCCCCATCCCGGAGGAGAAGCGTTATCCGACGTATCTGATCGTGGACGAGGCCCACAACTACTTCTCCGACAGGATGGAAAAAGCACTCACCGACCTTCGTAAGCTCCGGTGCGGCTGCATCTTCGCTCATCACTACCTGGGGCAGTGCACGGAGAGCTTGCGCGGCGCGCTCATGGCCAACACCGCCATAAAGTTCGCCGCTGACGTGCAGAACGACGCGAAGCCCATGGCCGACGCGATGAGAACCACGCCCGCCTTCATCCACGCGCTGCCCAAGTATACGTTCGCGGCGTACATCAACGGCGTTACCCCTCACGCGGTGGGCTTCCCGGTGCGGGAGTTCCGGGAGATCAAGAAGACCCCGACGGAGATGGCCGAATTCCTCGAGCGAAACCGAAGGTTGGTGTCGGGCACGCCAAGGCCGACACCGGCCGCTGCGAGCTCTCCCCAGGACGAAGACGGCGACCTCAGCCCGAGCTGGGAGTGATGCTAAAATAGTTTCGGTATCCATGCGGCGTCATGCCGCACCCCCGAGGCCATGCCTTCCAACACCGAACGATTACACACGGTCCCGCGGCCATTACGTTGCCGCGCATGAAGACCGACGCGCTCGCACGCCGGCTGCGCTTTGCTCCCCCAGCCCCGAAGGTCGCCCGCATCATCCCGCAGGAGGCAGACCGGCTCCTCTTCGACGCGATCCATCGCCATGGCCCCTTGCCCTCCGGCTACCTTTACGAGCTATCCAAGCACGTCCGGAAGGACTTGATGACGCTCAAGCATCGGCTCACGGAGTTCTACAACGGCGACAAGGCCGGACCATTTCTGACCCGCCCTCCCCAGCAGTTCGCCGGGTACGAGGCGCGCTATCAGCACTTGGTCTATGACCTTGCTCCCCGCGCTCTTGCCTTCATCGGCAAGCCGCACCGGACGCGCAACGACCCGTTCCTCCACCAGCTCATGCAGGCGTGCGTTGGAGCCTCCCTGGAGCTCCTCATCACCCGTGCCGGATTGCGCTACATCGGGCGCGATGAGATCCTCAAAGGCAAGCCGCTTCCCCTTGCGCTCGGCAACGGCAACACCCTCATCCCGGACGACCTGTTCGGCATTGAGTACCCGGAGGGCTTCCGCTTCTTCGCGGTGGAGATCGACCGCAACACCGAGAGCATCGAGCGCAAGAACCTCGGCTACAACACCTTCGGGAAGAAGGTCGAAAACTACTTCCAGGCGCTGGAGGACAAGCGCTTCAAGGAGTGGGGCATCCCGAACCTCTCCGTGCTCGTCGTGACGACAAACGCCACGCATGCGCTCAATATGCTCGGCTACATCGAGCGGCAGGACCGCCCGCGCTACAAGGACCGCTTCGCCTTCCAGGTGGAGCCGTGTTTCGGTGCCCTGTGGCGCGTTCCCAAGACACTGCTAGCGCAGCTGACCGAGCAGCCGTGGCAGACCGCCTCTGGCACCAAGGACATCACGAAGGCATAAAAAAAACCGAACCGCCCAGAGGAGCGGTTCGGAACCATATGAAGCGTCGCACTTGGGGCGGGGCAATTGGGTGCGGGCTCTCGCCCGCCGTTTCAGTATACCACCCCAACGGAAAGCTCCCGTGTCGAGAGGGAGCGTTCCGCTGAATTACGTCAAACTATCAGCCTGCTTCCCAGGCCACACTTAGTATACAAGTAAAGCTCCCGCACGAATGCGGGAGCCCTGTGGATTAGTCCTCGCGCGCTTCGAACAGCACGAGCTCGCCGGACACGGCGATGTTGGGGCGCAGCTTCACGCTGATGCCGTTGGCCTTCTCGGACTCGAACGCCCAGCCGCCACCAACGTCGGTGTAGAAGCGGTTGCCGTTCTCGCCCTCGGCCACGCACACCCGGTAGTCGGGTTTCTTGCCTGCCATGGTCCTTCTCCTTTCTGCCCCCATTGAAGCACGGATATGCACCCCTTCCCCAGCCACATGGGGATAGCGGTGGTATGCTTTTGGGAGAGCGACCAGAGGAGGCTCCCATGGCATTCATCGACTTTGCAGCGGTGAAGGAGGCCGTAAGCTTCACTGACGCGATCCAGTACCTTGACCTGGCAATGAAGAAGGCCGGCAACCAGTGGCGCGGCGCATGCCCTGCATGCGGCGGCCAGGAGCGCGGGCTCGTGCTCACGGAAGGCCGCGGCTACTACTGCTTTTCGGACAAGAAGGGCGGAGACGTTATCGCGCTCGCATCGCACGTGCTCGGCGTGCAGGCGAAAGAGGCGGCGCAATTTCTCGCTGAGAAGGCCGGAATTGTACCAGTACCTAGTGGTACCGTACAGTCCAAAGTTACCCGTCCAGAGAGCGAGGAGGGCAAGCCAGGAATGGCTCCTCTGAGCTACTTGGAGCACGCGCATGATCTCGTCTTGGCTCTGGGTTTTGCCCCTGAGTTCTGCGAGCTTCATGGCATCGGCTACGCCCCCAAAGGGGTAGTCCGAGGTTCGGTCGCTATCCCCTTCCGGGACAGGGACGGCGTGCTTCTCGGTTACATCGGTTTGCAGGACATCACGTACCTTCCGACCGACTTCCAGGTATCCAACGTCGTCCCGCTCAAGCGGCCGGCGTGAACCACAGCACCTCTCCCTCACCGGAGGGGTGCTAGCCTTTCAAAGGCTCGATGCACCTCGTGTGATACTCCGCCGCAGGGCCGACGATTGGCTTGCATGGGAGGGAGCTCGGCGGACGAGCTCGACGCCGCCCACCCTCGCCCAATACCCATAGTTGAGATAGCGGACGGCAAAGCGCACCAGCCCGACACGCACAGCGAACGCGGGGCATATCCGGACGAGCCTACCCTAGCCCCGCTTCGGCGGGGCTTTGCTTATGAAAAGAGGCCGGGGTATACTTACCCCAGCCTCCCTTTCATCTTCTGCTACCGGGTTCCGCCACTTAGTTTCTAGAGTTCGTGGCACCGAGGCCCGGAGCTAAGGCGGCAAGTCGGCCAGGGACCGACCCCGCCAGATCACCAATATCTGCTCGAAGAGTAGTAGAACTCTCCTTCGGTTCTCCCGGCTTGCTCGCATTTCAGACGGGCAATCAGGTTACGGGTGTCCTCCACGGCTTTGAGGTACTCTTCATCGTACTCGCCGGTACCGCCATACTTCTCACTGGCCGGCAGCTCACGGTGCGCCACGTTCACATTCTTGATCGCCTTCCGAGGATTGCCGACGGCATTTTTCGCTTCGGATGACCACCAATCATAGTTCTCGCGACTGAACGTCTCTACCGGCACCAATTGCGAAGCAAACAGCACCTTCTCACAAGCGGCAAGCAATGAGCTCAAGTCTCTCATCGTCACGCGGACAGGACCGTTTCCCGCCTCGCTGATGCCCTTCACATTGCGAACGAACCAAGCATGAATGTGACCAGCATTGGTCAGCTTCAATACCTCTTCTTCGACGCTTACATTGATAATCCGGTCAGGATCGAATCCCTCGACCGGCTTGCCGTCCTTAGTCACCGAGACCAACGGACGCCCTTCTGAACGCTGAGAATTCCAGTTGATCGGAGCTCTCCTAGTAACAGTCATTGCATATCCCATAGGGATGGTACTTAGTGTTAACAGCCTCTCAGCTGACCGGTGGGTTGCACCGGCAGCGTTCTTATACGCTTCCTCTACAATTGAGACAATGCGCTTTATTTGCGCTATTCATACCTGTTCTTATTTCTACATGGCTTCTCATGCCGAACGCCTATGCACACCTCCAGCGATGGAGGTGTTTTTTCATGCGATAATAGACGTATGTGTCTCTGCTACTGCGACATTGCTGACTGCGGCGACTACCTTGAGCTCATTGTCCGGAACAAGAAGAGCGAGGAGGTCGCCCGATCCAAGTTCGACCATGAATATCGGGACGCTGTTGCCGCCCTCAAATGGAGCCTTTCAAGCGGTGGCTATCCCCGCAACATCAAGACTCGCAGCAACCTCCACCAAGTCGTCATGGGCCGGCGGGCCGGATACGAGGTTGACCATATCAACGGTGACAGGTTGGACAATAGGCGCATCAACTTACGCTGGGCGACCCATGCGGAAAACGGCCGCAACCTCAAGCTATCCAAACGGAACAAGAGCGGCTGCCGAGGTGTCTGGTGGGACCAAACGAACAAGGCCTGGATGGTGAAGATCACCCTCAACTATAAGCAGATGCACCTTGGGCGTTTCAACGACTACGACGAGGCGGTTAGGGTCAGGAAGGAGGCAGAAATCCACCACTACGGCGAGTTCACCCGCTAGGGGGTGGTACGATTAAGCACAGCCCTGTTCTTTGAAAGGAGGCTGCAATGCTTAATCTTCACAGCGGCGGCGAGCTCATCACGCTCGACGCTCTCTCACACGTTCCAGTACCGGAAGCCACTCCTACGCATTGCCCGCTTCCGCACATCGAGCTGGTCAACATGGTCAAGTACGCGCTCGGCTATTACGGGCACGAGGTCGTGGACGAGCAGCACGCAATCGACAAGGACGGGCTCCGCTACTTCGGGCTCCTGTCCCTGCGCAGCGACTACGGGGACTACACTGACACTGTCGGTTTGCGGAATTCCGCAGACAAAAAATTCCCCATCGGCATATCCATCGGCGCCAAGGTCTTCGTGTGCTCGAACCTCAGCTTCTGCGGCGACTACGTCATCCGCAGGAAACATACCCCTGGCGCGAAGAAGGACTTGCCGGGTCTCGTGGCCGGCGTAATCGAGCCGCTGCGCGAGAGCCGTATCGAGCAGGCGCAGACGTTTCAGATGTACCGCTCGACGGCGCTGCGTCCCCGGCACGTCGACCACGCCATCATGCAGCTGTTCCGGGAAGGCGTCATAGGCGTCCAGCGGATCGCCGAGGTGCTGGCGGCATACGAGCAGCCTCCCCATGATTGGGGAGCTGAGACGGCCTTCCGGCTCTTCAACGCGGTGACGTTCACCATGAACGGCCGCGTGATGGAATCGCCGGGCACGACCGCCAAGCTCCACACCCTCATGGACGCTGTCTGCGAGGAAGCGTTCTGGGACAAGGCCCAGGTGCCACACCAGGAGCAGCAGCTACTGCCGTATTACGGTTGACTCAGGCTCCCCTTCGGGGGAGCCTTTTCCTTGCTCAAGACAGGGGGGATGACATGGACGACGTGGCGAAACTCAAAGCGGAGGTGCGTGGATTGAGCATGAAGCTCTCCTGCCTCATGGACGAGATGGAAGTCTTGCGCCCCGGTTCCTCGCAACGGGTGTTCGACAACTCCATCAAATTCCTAGAAGAAAGCCTGGAAAAGCGCCTTGAGCCGGACTGGAAAGACGCGGTGGACTTATTGCGCATTACTGACGACATCAGAAACGGACGCATCACCGACGAGGAAGCGATCGATTGGTTTGCTAGCCGGGCCTAATCGAGAATTCTGAGTGCCGGGAACGGCCGAAGCCCCGCGCGCATAACGCAGGGCTCCAGGTTCGGCTTTCATTTCCGTGAAGCTAGAAGCGGGTCTCTCCGCGAGACGATTTCAATGAGCAGTATGGAAAGCCACCGCTTTCACCAGGGGACTATACCCAGGGGCAGCTGAAGAGGTTGTGAAGCCTGATACACTCAAAGGAGTCGAATGCAGCGCGCAGGCGGCATAAGACAATAATTCTTATGGACGAAAGCATCAGTGCGAACACAGGCGCGTTTCAGGCTCCGTCGATAGACCAAGAGCGCGAACGCTTACTAACCCCCATCAAAGACTTCCGTAAGGCAGTCGACGCGTTAATTCACAAGTTCCCGTTGAAGGCCAGCGACCAGACCGGATCGCTCAAATCTCACATCTACAACCCCGAGTACCAAGCAGCTTACGAGCAGGCTCGCACTCACCTCATTGAGGCGAAGATGTGGGGAGGCAAGCTGCTAGAGGCATTGGGTAACCCATTCCCGCCAGAGCTCGCTGACAAGGCAGAATAGGACGATAATTACTAAACTGCCGCCTGCGCATTGCATTTGTATGAAAAATATCGCCCCTCAGTGTGAGAGGGGCGAGCTAGTCTATTCCTAGCAGCCAAGATGCTGGTCACCTGCCTTTCTGTAGATGCCACGTGAGCTGAAGGCCGGGGGCCGTATGCGGCACGAAGATGTGCAGCCTAGTTCCGCAGGCGGGGCATTCTTTCCTGCTTTCCGTCACGAGGAAAGACGTGGCGCCGGTCGTCTCGATACGGACGAGCTCGGTTGAGAAGGTGCGGTGGCCGCAGTTGGGACAGTCCATAGCGTCCTCCCATGGCTAGACCACGTCGATGCGGGTGGAGGGCACGCACGAACGCTCGGGCCGGGCTTGGTACGTGGGAATGGTCGGGTGGTCGCAGCAGAGCTCATCGGAGCTGATGCGGCTACAGCGCGCGCAGACGCGCATTTGAGGCGGCGGGGCGTAGAGCATGGGGAAGAACTCCTTTCTGCTCTCATTCTACTTCCGCTAATCAGCCGCCTTCACGTAATGCACAGGCACTCCTTGCCAGCCTGGCTGAATTACCAGGGCGTGGTATAACTCAAGCATATGACTATAGACGAATATAAGGCCGTCAGGGACCAAGCGAGCAGGGACGCGGGCAAGGTGCTCTTCTATCTCTTCATCGTTCTCCCGGTCGTGCTGGTGCTGTTCTTCTACATAATCCTCTAAGGACCATGGCTGCCGCCAAAAGCAGTGGGAAGAACACAGCCAAGCGCGGCAACACGGACAACCTCATCCCGTGGAAGCCGGGCCAGAGCGGCAATCCCAACGGGCGGAAGCTCGGCACCCGCAATCGCAAGAGCGTCATCATGGATGCCATCAAGCGGCTCGCCGAGGCGCAGAAGATGGACGCCGCGGAGCTTGAGGACGCCATCCAGGCGGTCGGAATCCAGAAGGCGATGAAGGGCAGCTTCTTCCACTGGGCCGAGATCAGCAACGGCCTGTACGGCAAGATCACTGATAAGATGGACCTGACCAGCGGAGGCAAGACCTTGGCTGACCTAATGACCATCGCCAATGGCAAAACAAAGCGAGGAGGAAGTACTACGAAGCCGGATTTGGAATGAGCCGGAGTTCTTCTACCGCGAGGTGCTCGGGTACGAGCCGTGGCAGAAGCAGCTCGACATCAGCTACTCGGTCCGTGACCACCGCAACACCGCGATCCGCAGCAACAACGGCTCGGGCAAGACCTACCACATAGCGCGTGAGGCGCTCCGCTTCCTGTACGGCCAGGGGCCTGACGCGATCGTCATCAACACCGCGCCCACGTGGACGCAGGTGGAGAACCAGTTCTGGCGGTATCTGCGCGATGCCTACCAGAAGGCCAATTACCCGCTCGGCGGCAACCTCCTCAAGACCAAGCTCGACATCGACGAGACCTGGTTCGCCATCGGCCTCGCCAATGACGAGAACAACATGGAGGCGTTCCAGGGTTGGCACGCGCGCAAGATACTCGTCATCTTCGACGAGGCCTCAGGCATCTCCCCTCGCATCTTCGAGGCCGCGGCCGGCGCCATGGCCGGAGGCGAGCTGGTTCGCTTCGTGCTGCTCGGCAACCCCACGCAGAACAGCGGCCCGTTCTTCGACGCCTTCCGCGACCCGACCTTCAGCAAGATCCACATCAGCGCCTTCGACACGCCCAACGTGCAGGCAAAGAAGCAGCTCGTGCCCGGCCTCGTCACATGGGACTGGGTGGAGGAGATGCGCCGCAAGTACGGCGAGGACAGCGATATCTACCGCGTCCGCGTGCTCGGCCACTTCCCCCAGCACGCCAGCGACACCCTCATTTCCATAGACAGCATCGAGGCGGCGTTCAGCGCCGACCGCGAGCTCACCAACCAGGATGACTGCGTTGCCGGGCTCGATGTGGCCCGCTTCGGCGACGACGACAGCGCCTTGGTCCGCCGCACCGGCAACCGCGCGAAGGTGGAATGGGTAGTCAACGGCAACGACACCATGACGCTGGCTGGCAAGAGCGCGATCTACCTGCGCGCCAACAAGTCCGTCCGGCTCTTCATCGACATCACCGGGGGCCTCGGTACCGGCGTATTCGACCGCCTGCGGGAGCAGCCTGACATCTCAGGCCGCGTCTTCGGCGTGAACGTCGCCAGCAAGGCGCGCGACGAGGCAGAGCACATCAACATCCGCATCGAGAGCTGGGTGAACGTGCGGGACTGGCTACGGGACGCCATCCTCGAGAAGCACGAGGGCTTCTACGAGCTGGCCCAGCCCAAGTACAAGATCACCAGCGCCGGCAAGCTCCAGCTGGAGAGCAAGGAGGACATGAAGAAGCGGGGCGTGCCCTCGCCTAACGTCGGCGACGCTCTCGCCCTCACCCTTTCGCGGCCGACAGAAGGGGAGAACCTCGGCCTCGTGTGGATTTAGCCCTGTATACTTGAGCCATGAACCTCTTCTCGTGGGCGCGCAGCATCACGTCCCGCACCTCCAAGCGAGAGATCGGCTTCCCGGAGAGCTGGATACCGATGACGGGCGGCTACCCGAGCGTGAACCAGTCGCACCTGCTGGAAGCCAACAAGGAGTGGGTGTTCGTCGCCGTCGACAAGGTGGCGTCGTCGATGGCAGGCGTGCGATTCAAGGCCATGCGCTACTCCCGCGCAGGGGACGACCAGGAGGTGTTCACCGGGCCGCTCGTCGACTTCCTTGAGTCGCCCGCGCAGAACTTCACCGGCAAGGACTTCATCTACCTCAATGCGGTCTACAAGGAGCTGACCGGCAATGCGTTCTGGGAGCGACTGCACGGCGGCCGCAAGCTCTCGCCACTCGTCCCCACCCGCGTCACGCCGGTGCTCAGCAACGGGCAGCTCGTGGGCTACCGCTACACCAATGGCTCCGACCAGCGCACCATTAAACTCAAGGACCTGCTGCACGACCGCTACATCGACCCGGCCAAGCCGTACTGGGGCAAGGGCAAGCTGGAGCGCATCGCTCCCTGGGTGGACGCCAGCGCGTTCGCGACCGAACTCCTCAACCGCTTCTTCGTGAATGGCGCCACCTTCGGCGGCTTCATCGAGACGGAGGAGGAGAGCGAGGAGCGCATCAAGCTCATCAAGGCCGGAATCAGCAACGACCACGTGGGCGTCGCCAAGGCGCATAAGATCGCCGTGCTCCCCAAGGGCAGCAAGTTCACCAAGGGCGTGGCCAACATGGCCGAGATGGAGATGGGCGCGACCGACGACCGCTACCGCGATAAGATACTGGCGGCGTTCGGCGTGCCAAAGACATTGGTAGGGCTGACCACAGAGGTGAACCGCGCATCGGCCGAGGCCAGCGAGTACATCTACGCCAAGTACACGCTCAAGCCGATCGCCGACCAGTTCCTGGAGTTCCTCAACGCCAACGTGGCAGGCCTGCTCGACCCTACCGGCAAGCAGTATTTCGCATACGACGACTTCGTGCCCGACAACATGGAGCTCAAGATCAAGGAGCGTGAGAGCTCGCTCAACAAGCAGCCGTACAAGACCGTCAACGAGGTGCGCGCAGAGGTGGGCCTTCCCCCGGCACAGGGCGGCGACGTGGTGTACGGCACGCCCGGCCAGGCTCCGTTAGGCGAGCCGCAACCGGCCGCCGTTCCCGCAACCGCACCCGAGGACGACAACGCGGACGAGGAGCCGAAGAAGGCGCTGCCTGCTCGCGCCCGCTCAGCCTTCCGCCGCGAGCGCATCTTCGACGGCATAGTCCAGAAGGTGGCGGAGATCGCCGAGACACAGGACCTGGACGCCGAGGATCACCGCGCCTTCGTGGACCGCGTCGATGCCAGGAAGGGCAGTCTCGAGGAGACGGTCCGCCAGTTCAACGCCATCCAGGAGAAGGAGGTGCTGGAGCGCGTCCAGCGCATCACCAAGGCGGTGGACCAAAACGAGCTCTTCGACATGACCGGCGACGTGGCGCTCCTCGTCGATTTCGTGTCGCCCATCCTGAAGGACCTCATGCTGGAGCAGGCAGCCGCCGACTTCATCGGTCAGGAGTTCCCCGGCACGTTCGACCAGGCCAAGCCCCGCATCGCGCTCACCATCGAGACGGCGGCAAAGCGGCTAGCCACCAGCTACAACAGCACGACCGCCAAGCTCATCGCCAAGCAGCTCAACGAGGGCATCGAGAAGGGCGAGGACCTCCGCCAGCTCACGCAGCGGGTCAACTCCGTTTACGACTACTCAAACACCGTGCGCGCCGAGACGGTGGCGCATACGGAGGCCTTCTACATCGCCAACGAGGGCAGCCGGGAGGCCTACCGGCAGAGCGGCGTGGTGAAGACCATGCGCTGGTACACCGCCGAGGACGAGAGGGTGTGCCCATTCTGCGGGCCGGAGGACGGCCGCATCATCGGCGTCGACGACGTGTTCTACGAGAAGGGCACCACCCTGTCAGTGGACGGCAAGACGCTGGACCTCGATTACCGCACCATCGACGTGCCGCCGCTCCATGCGCGGTGCCGCTGCCGCATCCTCCCGGAGGAGATCGCCATCAATTAGAAGGGGAATTGCCCGTGTATACTAATCACCATGAAAGACGCATTAAAGAACATCAGCCAGGAGCTTGCGGAGAAGATCGTCGAGCGCTTCCAGTCAGACGACATCAAGCGATTACTAGCTGATACCAAGGCAGCGTCAGAAGCCGAAAGCGGCATATTCGAAGTCGTCATCACCACCGAGAACCTGGACCGCTACCAGGAGGTCATCAAGCTCGATGGCTGGGAGACCGAACGGTACCTCGCCAATCCCGTCGTACTCTGGGGACACGACCACAACCGCATCATCGGCATGGCCACCTCCCTTGAGGTGCGCGACGGCAAGATGATCGCCAAGGGCAAGTTCGCCCCGACCGAGGAAGGCCAGGAGAAGCGCCAGCTCTACGATGCCGGCTTCCTGCGCGCCACGTCCGTCGGCTTCATGGAGAAGGAGCGCGAGGGCAACCTGATCACCAAGGCGGAGCTCCTGGAGTTCTCCTTCGTCTCCGTTCCGGCCAACCCGTACGCCCTCTCGCTGGCCATGGAGCGCGATTTCTCCGTCAACGAGCTCGTCACCAAGGGCATCATGTTCGTCGAGAAGTCGGAGGAGGCTGAAAATGAGCCTGAGACGGCCGCAGACGCGGCTGATGAGGAAACGGCCGAACCGGAGGAGCAAGACGCTCCAGAGGGCGAAAACGAGCCCCAGGAGCGCGATTTCAGTACCAAGCAGCTCTCGCCGGTCATCGACAGCCTCAAAGCGGCAGTCATCGCCTTAGAAGCACTCGGCACCAAGTCCGAGGAGCCTGAGGGTGATGACGCTGCCGAGGCTGACACCGAGGAGGAGCGCAAGCTGGCAGAATTCAATGCCAAGCGGAAGCTCATCCAGGAGGCCGCAACCGTGATAGGCGATATCCTTGCCGAGGCTCGCCAGGCGCTCAAAGCGCGCGGATTATAATCGGCCTAATCTTACCCATTTCATGGAATTAGCAGACCTTAAAAAGGAGCTGTTCGACCACGTAGACGAGGGGCTCAAGGAGATCGTCTCCGAGGAGCTCAACCCGCTCATCGCCGAGAAGGTGGAGAACGCGGTTCGCGAGTCCCGCGCCCTCGACGTGCTCAACGGCAAGGAGTCGCTCAGCAACGACTCCAAGCAGGCGCTCGTCGATGACGTGCGCCGCATCGCTGCCAACGAGAAGGCAGCGTACCTGACCGTCAACGACCAGACGGGCGGGTATCTCGTTCCGACGGAAGTCCACAACGAGATCATGCGCATCGCCGAGACCACCGGTATCGTCGCCCGCGACGCCCGGAACTTCGGCGTCACCGACATCGAGATTCCGATCTACACCGGCTCTGCCATGCAGGGCTCGTACGTCGGCGAGGACGAGGCCGGCGATGAGACCCAGGAGGACCTCGGCGTCGCTCGCCTTGTCGAGGCCAACTGGATGAACATCGTTCGCCTGTCGAACAAGCTCATCAGCAAGGCCAACGTCAATGTCGCCGAGTGGCTCATGGCCATCGTCGCGGAAGGCTTGGCCTACCGTCTCGATCGCGAGGGCTTCATGGGAGGCACCTACGCCGGCTCGCCGTTCGTCGGGCTTCTCCAGTCGGCCGACGTATCCGCACAGACGCTCGCATCGACCAAGACGGGCTTCGAGGACTTCGACCTCGACGAAGCATCCGTCGCAATCGGCTCGCTGCCAACCGCAGCACTCGCTGACGCGGCGTTCTACTTCCACCGTACCGTGTGGGCCAAAATCCGCACGCAGAAGAGCGGAGACAACTACGTCTTCGGCCAGAGCAATCTTGCCAGCCTGCGCCGCCCGAGCGGTATCCAGCCGGTAGGCCAGATCCTCGACTTCCCGGTCTACCAGGTGGACGTGCTCCCGGCGTACTCTTCGAGCGGCGTCAGCACCAAGTTCGGCGCCTTCGCCAACCTCAAGCTCGCGCTCGCGCGCGGCGAGACCGGCCCGATGTCGGTTGCCCGCTCCGACAGCGCCGTCATCAACGGCAAGAGCACCTTCGAGCGCAACCAGACTGCCATGCGCTTCACGCATGACCACGCGCTCTCGATCATGCTTCCGGATGCAGCCACCACCCTTAAGACCGCGGCTTCCTAGCCCCGCCTAGCTTATGCAGTACACAACCAACTGCGGAATCGTCTTCAAGGGCGACCGCATCCGCAAGGGCGGGATCATCGAGATGACCGATGAGGAGGCTGCCGTGCTCGACCCGGCCGACATCTCCCCTGTGGGAGGTGAGCAGGCCGCGACTGCAGCCGAGGAGCAGTGGGACGAGACCCCCATTGAGGAGATGAGCCAGGCGCAGCTTAAGGCGCGCGCCAAGGAGCTCGGCCTCAAGCAGGCAGGCTCCGTCGCCGACCTCCGGGAGCGCATCACGCTTCACCTCACTGGCGACCCGGATGAGGAGGGCGACATTACCAGCGAATAACCCACTTCATTCATGAAGCTATTCGATAACATCAACGTGCTCGCATCGCTGGTACCGGCGACCCGTACGGCCGACACGAACGGCACCGGCGTCGATACGCAGGGCTATCGTGACGGCATGCTCGTCGTCTCCGCAGGAGACATCGACCTCGCCAGCACGGACGAGACCTACGCCATCAACATCGAGGAGTCAGACGACAACTCGACGTTCGCGGCGGTCTCCGGCCTCACGACAACCGTGACGGCGGACAATCAGGTAAAGCTGATCCGCGTGTCCGAGCTCAACGTGACGCGTAAGCGCTACCTCCGGGCGGTGCTCGACGTTGGCGGCACCACGCCATCGATCCCGCTGGCGGCCATCTTCCTCTTGGGAGAGAGCTACACCGGGCCGGTGAACAGCGACTAGTCGTTGTCCCCCAGCACCCCTGAAAAGCTCGGGGGTGCGACGGGTATAATGACCCTGACGCATGTACGGAGACGCACTCACCACCATCGATCGCATCAAGGACCGGCTCGGCATCACCGGGACGGATTTCGACACGGTCCTCACCCGCCTCATCCTCTCCGTAACGGGCCGCATCGAGGCCATGTGCGGCCGGCGCTTCATCCAGGGCACCTACACGCACGAGCTCCACGACGGAGGGGACGTGTTCGGCAGCCGCCGCAACTACCTCATCGTCAAGAATGCCCCGGTCCAAACGGTCAGCAGCATCCAGTACCAGGCAGGGAGCAACAGCGATCCAGATTGGACCGACTTCGACCAGGACGAATACTCGGTCGATCTCCAGGCGGGCATCGTCCAGTTCCCGGCCGGACTCCCCAACGGCTTCCAGAACATCCGCATCACCTACACGGGCGGCTTCTCCGGCTACTCCATCGGCGTCGACAACTTCTGGGTGTTCAACATCACGCCGACCGGCACCGTCGACGGCTCCAATCTGACCTTCACCCTCCCGGAGGAGGCCAGCCAGGTGGTCGTCTATCCTGACGGGCTGCGCGAGGCGGCGGCCAACATCACCTTCACCGAAGGCACCGATACCTTCACCTTCGCCGCCGGCCGCGCCCCGACGAGCACGATCGCCGCCGACTACTTGCGGGAGAACGCCAGCACCGACGGCGACTACTATCTGCCCGAGGAGCTCGTGGAGGCCTGCGAGGAGGCCGTCGTCCGTATCTTCAAGCGTCGCGATTCCGAGGGCCGCGCAAGCGAGACCATGCAGGAGAGCTCCATCACCTGGAACAAGTCGGTGTTCACGGCCGAGGACCTGGCGACCATCAAGAATTACCGTCGCGGCTACAGCCTATGATCACCCTCACCGTTTCCATACGGAATTTGGACCAGCTGCGCGCCAATTTCGCCAAGGCTCCCGCGCTCGCGCTCAGGTACCTCTCCGCAGCGACCAAGGCCTCCATCTTCGAGATCGAGAAGCAGGCCGTGGACCGCAATTTCCGCTTCAAGTGGCCGCGCTCCATGCGCACCGGCTACCTCGCCCTGTCCTTTTCGTACGGCCAGTCATTCAGCGCTGACGGGCTGCGCGGCGCCATCGGGCCGACCGCCTTCTACTCTCCCTTCGTGTACTTCGGCACCCGCCGAGGAATGCGACCGAATCCGTACATGGACCGCATCGCCGCAGCAGCCACGCCGGCCGTCAACAAGCAGTTCGAGACCGCCGTGGATAGGATCGTAACCGAGCTCGCCGCCGTATGAGCGCGATCACCATCAAGAACGCCATCAAGGCCAATCTGGACGCGCTGGTGACCGCTGAGGTGCTCGCCGGGGCATCCTCCAGCGACCTCAAGAAAGACCCGCTGGCGGCCGATATCCCGAGCTTCCCGTACGCCTTCCTCATGCCGCCTTCCATCGAGAGCGAGGCGCTGGACAACCGCACCAACATCCGCACCTACGTCTACGACATCATGATCCTGTGGAACGCGCTCAACATCAGCGACGCCGTGACGGTAGAGGACGATATCGAGCAGGTCCTGAGCACGTTCGACAACGACCCCACGCTCGGCGGCACCGCTATGGCCGGCGTCCTGCCCGTCTCATCCTCGCCGCAGCCCTTCCAGCACGCGGGCAAGGACCTCATCATGGCCGTAGTGCAGGTACAGGCGAAGCAGCACGTCTCGCTTTCTTTCTGACCGCCTTCTCCCCTGCGGCCCGGCTCGCTGTGGAATGCGGGTGATATACTTCCGACATGACCCAGCAACGAGGCAAGCGCGTAGCGAGCAGTGACCGCAGCATGGAAACGGACAAGGAGGACCGCTCACTGGTGTTCTTCTTCCCCAAGCATGCGGCCGGGCCTGTCTCGGTCCGCGCGGCGAGCCGCGAGGAGGCTGAGAAGCAATTAGAAGACCCTAACACCAAGGAGCATGACTAAGTTCATTGGCCGTCTGGCCGATATCGGAATTGCAAAGGAGGCGACGCGCGGCACCGCAGAGAGCACCGCGGACTTCTTCCTCCCCAAGACCAGCCTGTCCATCGACGACGGCGTCGAGCAGGTGATCGACGAGAGCTCAGTCGGTGTCATCGAGGACTCCACCGACGCATCAGTCGTCTCGAAGTTTGCCGAAGGCGAGATCGAGGGCAACATCTTCGATAAGTCCTTCGGGCTCATCCTCCTGGCGTGGCTCGGCTCCGTCTCCTCGACTGGCCCGACCGACACCAGCGTCTACACCCACAGCTTCTCCGTCCTCCAGAGCGCGCAGCACCCGTCGCTGACCTTGTTCCTGGACGACCCCAATCAGGACTACAAATACGCCCTGGCGGTCCTCAAGTCGCTCGACCTGGACGTGATGCTCGGCAAGTACGCCACCTACAAGGCGGGCTTCCGCTCCAAGGCCGGCGCCACCGCCACCATCAGCCCGTCATACACCGCTGAGAACCACTTCCTCCCCCAGCACGGAAGCATCAAGATCGCCTCCGCCCCCTCCGGCCTGGATTCCGGCACCGAGGTCGACATCCGCTCCATCAAGATCACCAGCAACAAGAACGTGGAGGACGACCGCAAGCTCGGCTCGCTCGACCAGGCCGACATCCTCAACAAGCAGTTCGCGGTGGAGGGCACCATCGAGCTCGTCTTCGATGACGAGACCTTCAAGACCGAGATGCTCGCGGACACCGCCAAGGCGCTGCGCATCGCACTCGTGAACAGCGAGGTGACCATCGGCGCGGCATCCAACCCGTCGCTCACCCTCGACCTGGCCAAGGTGAAGTTCTCCAAGTTCGAGCGCGGCTACTCAAACGACGACACCGTAACCGCCACCGTGGACTTCAAGGGCTTCTACAGCCTCTCCGACACGTCGATGATCACCGCGGAGCTTATCAATGAGCAGTCATCCTACTAGCCTATGCGCGAGACCACGAAGGCCACGATCGGCAGCCACGCGTACGAGGTGAAGACCTACGCCACGGCGCTCGAGGCCAACACCATCCAGCAGGCGTACTTCAAAGGGACGAAGCTGGAGGTCGTCGGCGACACGCCCAAGATCAGCGAGTTCAATCCCGGCGTCCGCTTCGAGGTGGAGCAGGAGATGATCCGGCAGGTGGTCGTCTCCATGGACGACAGTGCCGAGAACGTCCTGGAGCGCTGCCTGGAGCTCCCGAGCAGCGACTTCAATGAGCTGGTTGCCGCGCTCGACGAGATCATTGCAAAAAAAAAGAGCTAGCCGAGGCGATCAGCCACTACAGCATGGGGCGCATGAACCGCGAGATGCAGCGCATCGCGATCATGCAGGAGTTCAAGTGGACCTACGAGGACTACCAGAACACCCCCAACCACGTGATCACGCTCATCATCGAGAAGATGAAGCGGGACGCCAAGGACCAGGAGCTCAAGTCTAAATCCCACCACTTTGGCCACTAAACAGACACAGCTTCAGATCGTCGTAGATGCCGTCAACAAGACCGGCTCGACCT